TATGCATGCTATGATGGTGTGTTTCCAACAAAAGATCCACAAGATCTCTTTAGTAGCGACATTGAAACTGTTGGAAGAGTTGATGTAGAGATCGAGTTTAGTACTGATTACATTTGGCATGAAAATTGGGTTAAGAGTAAGTGTGAGAGTCTAGCAGACACTGTTTACGCACTTAAGAATACGGTGGAAAAATATGGAAGTGCTGCTATTAATTCTATCTAAAAGTAGATAGCGAAACGAAAGGAGATAGAAAATGTTCAGAGGTTTTGATATAAAATATCCAGAGTATGAAGTTATAACACCACAAACAAATCTTAGCTATACTATTAGGAGTCTTAATGTACAAGAAGAAGAAAGACTAAAAGGAAGTTTACTTTCTGTTGTAAAAATTAATGAGCATCTTAATAAATGTATATATGACACACTTGTTACAAAGCCTAAAAACGTTACAAATTATGATACATTTCTTAAGACAACTACACTAAAAGATAGAGATGCGTTATTGTACGCTCTTTACCATATCACTTACGAAGATATTAGAAATTACGATGTTCTTTGTACTTCTTGTAAACGAGAATACTCAGTTACAGTAAAAGCATCTTCAACATTCAATATTAACTTGTACCCGAACAACGACATACTAACAAAAGAAGTTCAAACAGAACTCCCTGTTTCAAAAGGGGTTTTTGCTTTCATTAAGCAACCAACCCTATTTGATGAAACAACTGTTCTAAATAGCTTTGCTAATGTAGCTGGGACAAATACAGACATACTTACAGAAACTCTAATTATTAGTAAATTTCAACAGAATCCAGAGGAAGGTGATACAGTTGTTTACTCGGACAGAAGTGATATAATCGATGCATACTTAAGTCTTCCATCAGCTGATAAAAGAACAATATATCGAGCATATAAAGATGAGTTTGGTCAGTATGGTATTACTTTAAAAATGCTATCTACATGCTCATTTTGTGGTAGTCAAGAAGAAGTTGATATAGACCTGGTGGAAAACTTTTTTCGTATGGTGTACTCGATTTGATGAAATTAATAAGTATCGCGACGACTTACGTCAAAACATTTTTTCTTGTATGGAACTAAGTCATCAATCGTATACTGATATTATGCTCATGCCGGTAAAAAGATTTTATGACTATATGAAGTGGAAGAGTGATCTTGAGGAAGAAAAACAAAAGTTACTTTTGGAGGAAACAAAAAAATAGATGGCTAATATTCTAACCAGATTCAAAAAACAAGTAGTTGGTTCAAATGGTAGAATTTTTGACTATCTTACAGCTATTACTTCTTCAGGTGACTTTAAAAGAATTAGTAATCTCAATGTTATTATTAATTCTTGGAATACGATTTTACTAACTCCAAAGGGAACATATCTTTTTGATCCTGAGTTTGGGAGTGACATACATAAACTTCTATTTGAGCCGGCAGACTCAGGAACTGTTGAAAGAATAAAGAGCGAGGTAGAAGAGTCTTTGCTAACATATGATGACCGAGCAGATATTGAAAATATTGAAGTTTTCCTAAAACCTGATGGTAAATCATTTCAAGTGGATATAGAAGTGTCTTATGAAGGAGAAAAAGGAAAACTTAGCGTAACTTTTGATGATACAACAACTATGTATCAAGGAGTAACACCTTGACATCACAAAAATATGAACGTTTATACGACTACATACATGAATATCAAGAGCTAGTATACGATTTTTATAGTAGTTCTGCAGTTGCTTTTCTAACAACTTATTACCACATTGATACAGAAAATACTGTTTGGGACAACCAGAACTTAATGGGTGGATCTTATGAAAAAGTAGGGACTCTGTCAGGAATTCGTTTCTACAAGATACTATTACTACCTGTATTCTTCTCTGAAGAAATTAGCACAATATTCGATGCTCAAGATATTGGTTATATAAAAGAAGGAGAAACTTCTTTCGTTATCCCAAGTACATATAACTTCGTACCGTTACCAGGAGACAAGGTCAAATTTGAACAAGACTATTTGAGAGTTACAAACAATATCTATCCAATTTATAGTATCTCCGGAGTAGAGAAATCAACAAATACAGACAGAGTATTTTATAAATTACGAGTTCGTGTTGAGCAAAGTATTACTGAAAATCAATTGGATTTACAAGTTTCAAATAATTACACCTTTTTTGACTATACTAAGAGTATTTACAAATTAGAAGATGCTCAAAAACTTGCGATACTTCTTTCAAGAAACAAGACTTTAAAAGATCGTCTTGTTTCAAAATTTTATGATAGAACTAGTGGATTCTACTTCTCACAGTGAGGGAATATTAGATGGCTGATACTCCAGTTTCTACTCAAATATATAGATCTCGGGATCAAATTCGAAATGAGATTATAACAAAAATACGTCAATATCTAGAGCTAGAGAATGTTGATCTAACAAAGTCGTCTTTCTTATCTTTCCTTGTTGAAATTTTATCTAGTCTTACAAGCGACCTGTTGTTCTATCAGTTAGCATCTTATAGAGAGTTCTTTTTAACAAAAGCTCAATTACCAGAATCAATTTATAATTTAGCTGCTTTTCTTGGCTATTTACCTTCAGTAGCAACACCTGCAACAGTCAATGTTCTATTCACAATTCCATTTGGTTTTACTGATTCAACCGTACGTTTTGTGATTCCTGAGGGGTTTAGTGTTAAAGCGGGTAGTACTGAATTTACAACATATTATACTGCAACAGTTGTTGTCACAAACAATTCAGAAGTTATAATTACAGTTCAAGAAGAAAATCGTCGATATACCTTACCAGTTACAACAACTGGTAGTAACTTCTTGTTTGTGCTTCCTTTCAGACAAGTTTATATACCAACACCACAAGAATTTGGAGTACCTGAAGACCTGCAACAATATCAGTTTTATTCTATAGATGTTCCTTTTGATGGTCAATATTCTGAAGCGATTGTTGAGGTAAGACCTCCTGATTCTGCTACTTACGAAGAATATTCAAAAGTAACTAGTTTATTTCTAATGTCGGAGACTACAAAAGGTTATGTATTAAAAAGAACAGATGAAGGTATTAATCTCCAATTCGGAAATGGTTTAATTGGATATCAACCAGAACCCGGTGCAACAATTCGAGTATCGTTAAAAATTACTGAAGGAAGTGATGGAAATGTTATTGCTGGATCTATAACTAGCGGAGATACAATCTATACGTCCTCTGGAGGAACTCCACAAGTTGTTCAATATACTATTACGAATACTTCTGCTGCTTTCAGTGGTTCAGATGAAGAGTCTGTAGAAGAAATTCGTAGAAATGCAATTACTAGCATTACAGCTCTCAATAGAATTGTAACAGAAAATGACTTTATAAATACAAATACGATTATTGAAGATTCACCAATTGGTCAGAACTCACTACCAGTATTGAAAAGATCAGATCTAAAAATAAACGAAATTTGTCTCTTTTCAACGTTATTCTTTAACAATGACTTAGTACCAAGTCGTAATATATACTCAACATTCAATGAGACAGTAGTTCCACGACAAACAATTTTAACAGAACTTAGTACAGACTACTACACTATATTTGATATGGAGATTGATCCAATAAATAGTTCTGCTTCTTACACATATGTTCTCTCTGAAATTGAAAAAGTTCCATCGTTAGTTACAACATTTAATTCTACATATGATCTCTATGCTAACACCCTTATAGTTACAACATCAGGAAGTCAAGTAACATTTAAATTGTACTATCAATCAAGCGAGTCAGACTACTCCTTAACACTTTGTGACATGAAGATTTCTGAAACTGGAGCTACATATGCTATGACCAATGACGGTAGTAGTTTTTCATTAACATTTCCAGACTACAGGACAATTCCAAAGGATAATCTTACATACTACTTTACAATTTCTCACCCAACTTCTGGGAATGTTGCTCAATACCTTAGCCAATTTATTTTGAGGTTACCACTTAGTGATTTTACTACATCAAATGTTATTGTAAGTGATTCTACAAACTACATTGTCTATGATATTCCAGTTGTGAAAAAAAGCTATTATGATTCTATCACCCAGAGAGATTTCGAACTTCAAGTCTTACAACAACTTCTAACTACGTTAACGTTTAAGAACTACAAAATGCTTACAGACTTCATAAATTTCAAACTTGCAAATACAACAGGACTACTTTCAAACATGCAACTTAATGAAGCAACTGTTGATTCTGTTAAAGATATTTTACTTACTCCTCCAACCCTTCCCAGCAACAATGATAGATATATAGTAGCTCGTGGTGCAGGGGGTGCGTGGAAGAATCATGATGATGAAATAGCAACAGCTTCCATTTCTGATTCAACTTCTGTTATATGG